TAGTTTTGTCGGAAAGTCACTTGGGAAGTGCTTGGATCGGTGTAAGTTACACCCATAAAGACTCCAATAGGAGTCATAGCAGCATCGAACGGATCACGCTCGACAGTGCCGCCAGCAACTAACTTAACAGCGTCACCATAGAAGATACTCGTCGCATAGCCGCTAGCTATACCGTATTGACGAGTTGTACCTACGTATGGAACACCACTAAGTAGCTTCACCGGCTTTAGCCCATAGGGGGCATCGACTGTTGGATAAGCCATGTTAACCTCTTAACAAAAAATTTAGGTTCCTTTACCAAAATTGGTAACTTTTGTGCTGCGCTCGTTGAACAAAGGCATACGAGGGTCATTTTCGCGCATGAGGTTGTTGTCTACAGAATGCATCTGCGATCTAGTTTGATTTTCGTAATAATCATTACGTTCTTTAATCAACTCTACCGGAGCTTTACAAAGTAGTAGGCCACCCTGCAGTACATTACCTTCAAATCTTTCGTCTTTGTCAGTTAATGCAAACTCTGGGTGATCTTCAGCCTTAACAGGCTCCCAACCTTCACGTAGTTTTGAGGATACATTGGTGGCATCTGTTTGACCTTGAGTAGATACGCGCACCCAACGAAACTCATAACCGTCCTGCGGCTCTGGCGAGGGTAATACCTCTGGCCTTTGCCATGAACGCTTGCGAGTAGTCGTATCGCGGGTTTCGCTATCCCTCTTAATTCTATTTTCCGCCATCGTCATACCTCTGATTTATTTAATGCAGCCATTTGTTTGGCGTATTCTTCGAGTGGAACTCCCAATCTTTTTGCTATGGCCTGTGCAGATTGCGATAATCTTACCTTCTTAGGGCTTGTGCTCCGCGCTGCGGGTGCAACTACATTTGACCTCGGTTTGGGTTTCTCTACTTCCTCTATCCCCCCATCATTAAAATAGTCTGGATAGAAACTTCGCATACGAGAATCAATTTCCTCGTAGTAGTTTTCTGCCTGTGGCGTTACGTTGTCTCTCAATAACGATTGGTGTATCACCATTGCAACATCGCGCATCTCTTGGTTTTCTCTAAACCAAGGGTTGTCATTCGCCCATTTATCCGCTTTGGGATCAGCAACTCTCGGTTGTTGTACCGTAGTTTCTTCTTCTTGTAAAGGCGACAGCTCAAAGTTATCTAGCTTATCAGAACGTATTTTGACGTTAGTTAGGGCTTCTTGTGCGTCTACTACACGATCTGCTTCCCCTGACTCGTATGCCTCTTTATAAGTCTGCTTTGCTGCCTCTAACTCAGACTCTGTAGCACGTTTCGCTTGCTCTAAAAGAGCTTCCTGATTTTGGTTAACAGTGCCCTTTAAGTTTTTATTCTCGCTAACGAGTTGTTGGGCGTATTGTTCTAGCTCTTCACGTTCTCTCTGAGCGGATTCTTTTGCTCGTCGCTCGTCATGATAGCTCTTACTAAATTGTTTAAGCCTATGTTGTACTCGCTTAGAGTATTCATCCAACTCTTCATCTGTAACATCAGGAGGTGCTTCAGAAGGTTTACGGTTACGATCTGCTTTAGGAGTATCGTTGTATACCTCAACCTCTATCTTATCCTCTACTTCGGGTTCTGGCTCTTTATAATCGTCTGCTGTTTTTTTGCCAGATAAATCAATCTCAACTTCACCTGAGTCTTCAATCTCTATTGCAGTACCCTCTTGTTCTTCTTCTGGAAACTCAAACTCTACTTTTTGAAACGCCATGCTTTACTCCTTATACTCGCTCTACGCCACGAGGGTCAGGTACAACTGCTTCGATAGAATCATCATTCATCAGCCGATACTCCGAACCATCAATAGTAAACCTAGTGCCAGTATTGGCGCGAAACATAACATAATCCCCCACACTGCACCAAGGGCCAGTAGGGAATCTATCCGCGTCTGAGTAAGCCTGCTTACCCATGTCTATAACCACACCTATAATAGACATTACTTGTTCGTTGTTTTTAGTAGTGACTGACTTTAATAACTCAGTTCCTTCAAACACCTCTTCCACTTGAGGCATTGCCACTAAAACTCTGTACCCAACAGGCACAGGTATTTGTGCTTCAAACTCTTCTTCCGTTATGCTCGCTTGCGCGGTATCAGTCATCTCCATACTCCATATTTCGCGAAAGGTCTTCGATATAGCCCAAGCAGGTGTCAAGACCCCGTAATAACCCTGCCGTTTCCTTATATTGAGAGAAGTCCTTTACGGCTCCTCCCACTAAGAAATTTGTTGCAGAAGCCTTGTCAGCTTCGATTCTGTCTTTTAAAACATCTAATACAGTTTTAGCCACTATGTGTCTCTTCTCGTATCTTGGACTGTTTTAAGAAGATCCAAGTCTAATTTAGTGCTGTCTTTTCTTCGATCCGCCGCTAACTTGGCCCCAGCTTTTTGCGCGTCTATCTGTAACTCTTGCTGGTCTAGTTCAAGTTGTTTCGTATCAATCATCGTATCTGCTTGATCTTTTTGCGTTTTTCTCTGTAGCTCTGCGGCCTGTAATTGTACATCAGCTTGGTCTTTCTGTGCTTTACGCTGCACTTCTTGCTGTCTGACTTGCAATTCTGCTTGCTTCAACTGAAGCAGTGGATCTTGTGCTTGCTGCTGCGCTTTCTGTTGTGCAGCTTTCTGCTGGTTGGCCTGCGATACTTGCTGCCCAGCCTGTGCCACCACACGAGCCAGATTGATTTCCACCTCTTCTGACAACTCTGAGTTTGGTGCAGGTAACGGAGCGCCCATCTTCTCTTCGACCTGTTGGCGGTATAAGAACGCTACATGTTCTGCCAAATGCGCCTGTAGCGCTGCCATGATTCGTTGCCCTTGCGGGTTCTGACCAATCATCTGGGCCACCATAGGGTCTTGCATAAACGCTCTGTGCGCAGCGATATGCGCTTCGTGGTCTTGGTAGATAAATGCTCTTAAAGGTTTACCATTAAGGGCGTCCATGTTCTCACTGACCGGATCAGTAGGTTTAGCGTCATCCTTAGTCGGGACGAGTTTATCAGCGTTCTTAATACCCAACACTTCGATCATCTGCCTGTGTAACTGCGGCAGATCATAGATCTGAGGTGCAGACTGCGCCATTTGTAGCACGGCTTGGTACTGAACCACACGCTGTGCCATCGTAGAACTGTTCGGATCACTGACAGGGATTACGTCCACCATCATATAATCCATCTGCTTGGCCGTTATAGACCCCCGCAGTGGTTCGTACGAATACTCAGGAGGCGCATACTCAGCCATGATCGTCTTGAGCATCTTAAACTCTTGCTTCATGGCATAGTGAACACGAGCCTGTACCGCAGCCATCGGCTTTAAGGTACGTTCTAGGAGCGCCAGAGTTGTCCCCACAGGAGCGTTTGCTGACATGTCCGAAATGTTCATATCACTGATAGCGCCGAGCCTACGGCCCTCTTGCGTTATCTGATTGAGTAAAGCGAGCAGGGTCTGGCTTGGCTCTTTATAGGGCAGAGCCATGATGTTGTCACGTATGCTCCCAGAAGGTACATCTACGTCCTTAAACTCTCCCGGCTCAATAGGCGTATCGTCTCCTTTGATACGAAGCCCACGAGTTTTCAAACCACCGGGTAAGTTAGACAACGTACCAGCGTCTACAAGCTGCCGTATAATGGAAGTACCAGCCTTAGCGTACCCCCCTATTATGTGAATCAAACCTAGTCCGTAAAAGCCAAATCCGGGCACGTATACATAGTGTACGAAGTGTTGACGCTTCAACATCAACGGATCATCAGGATTCCAGTTACGTCTTATCGATAATATTTTAGCCGTACCACGTTCTATTGTTATCACATAAGGTTTAGCTATTTCGTCTTCATAGTCGTCTATACCTTCAATCACTACGTCTGCGTGTATCTCATACACCGCATAGCGATCATCGTCGGTCATAGAGTAACCGCCCTCTTCAGCCTTACGCTCTTCTATATCTGTGTGATACGGCTGTGGGTCACCAAGATCTATATCTTTATAGAATCCTGATGCTTGTAACTTTCTAAGCTCGTTCTTAGTCTTGCGCATTACGTGAGTCACACGCTCCGCGCTTTCTACGTTGGACGCCCCATAAGGGACGATGACATCCTCGGCTGGTATGTACATCGCCACTTGCCGACCAATGTTTGTGTCGTAGTAAACTTTCTTAAACGCGGAACCAGCCAGACCAAGGCTGTAGAGCAAACGCTCGTGCTCTGGTCTGTACTCCACCATGCGCTCGGTGAGTTCGTAGTTCATATCGGCTTTTACGCGCTGTGCCGCTTCTTCTTTGTCTTTGGTTTCTTCACCAAGAACTTTGACCTTCACAGGGCCAGCGGCGGGGAAAGTCTCACTCATCGTTTCAGCTTGGAAACGTATAGCTGCTTCAGCTAAGACTGTGGAGTACACACCACACGCGCCTTCCCACGGCTCAGTGCGTTCTTCGTAATTGAACCCTAGAACATCAAGCCCTTTTACAAACGTATCGGCCCAATCTTTTCTACTAGACGTATCAGAGTCCACGGAGCCTATCAGCTCATCCGACAACTCGTTAAGCACCGAGTCATCTAAAACTTCCGCAAGGTTAGCGTCGAAAGAAACAATATCACCAATGTCAGCGTCAGGGATAATGGTTACCTCAACACTGCCGTCGTCAAGAGTGACCATATCAGGATTAACAATCTCTATCTCAAGATTTGTTTCCTGCTCCAAAGATTCTTCTTCTATCCCTATAGGGGCCGAATATAGTCCTTTCTCTACTGCCATTAGTCCGCCCTCAAATTAATTTTACTCGTCCGCCTGCACGGTAGCCTTCTGGCATTTCAACATTCTTTTTAAAATACGGCCCAACGGCCGCTCTAGGTAGCATTTTTTGGAAGCTTCTAAACCCCATAAATTTAGATACTAAGGGGCTATCTAAAAGCTCTTGTGCGCTTTGGGCTATATCTTCTTCTGTGCCGTCTATAGTTGCGTTGTAAGCATTTCGGTACGGTTCAGCGTCTAATTTTTCAGCCTCATCGTCTCCGTCATCTCCCCGAAACCTATTAGCCGTCGCCATACGGTACGCGTATGCAGCCAATAAACGTGTGGTTTCAGTTAAATCTTTTTTGTTTTGGGACGCCATAACATCTTGAACTCTGTTTAGCAGTTCCATACCCGCGTCCGTATCCTCAAAATGCCTATACTCATGTGAAAAAACACGCGGGTTTGCGTTTGCCGCCTCTAGGACGCTTACTGTGTCAGGCTCATACTGTATCTCATACCCCTCAAATCTTTCTTTAAGTAGTTCGGGGTCTGTAACGCCTTTAGTTGAGATGCCCATTGACGTAAGCCCCTTTGGGCCTATACCTGCTTCTTTGGGGAATGCTTTTAATCTGGCTCGTGAAGGATCAATCGTTGAACCTTTCGGCATATAAGGCGCTACTTCCATCTGGAACTCTGCGTCGCCCCCCTGCAAAGAAGCCAAAAAATCCCTCTGTTGTGCTTCAGACATCTTATTCGCTGCCTTAGTAAGCACGGGTTTAGACTCAGGAGACCCTTTAGCGATGTGGTCTTTTAATTCTTGAATTATAGCCATCAGTAATACCCGCTTCCGCGTCTCTTAAAATACCGCTGTTCTTCAGGCTCATCGGTAGGTAGTCGTATAAACCCACCCTGCCTAAATCGCATAAGTGCCATAACTGTTGAGTCAACCAAGTCATCATGGCTCATAAACGGGAAACCTGCAATTTCTTCTATTACCTCTTCTGCCCACCGTGTAGGAGGAACCCACACCAAACCGGACGCTACAATATCAGATACTGAGTTTAACCGTGCGAGTTTATCACCTGATCCTCTGTGAGGGGTGTACTCAGATACGGGTAGCCCCATGCGCCTCATCTCTTGATACAAGGCCGTACCCGAACTCTTCTTCTCCACGATAAACGCGTCCGGTTCCCACTCAGCATATTCTTCCATCGCTAAATCTTTTAACTCAGGGAACTCCATCCGCTTCTTGATGCTGTTGAGTAGGATAATGTTGTACGCCTCATTATCTTCATTGAGGAACACACCCCACGTAGTCAACGCCGTAAAGTCAGCTCTGTTGTGTGTCTCTGCCGCTGCGTCCAAAGACATGATGATGTACTCACAAGACGGCGGGTCACCCTGCTCCCACATCTGCCACCACTCACGTTTGACCAGCGCGGCTTCTTCTGCGGTAGGTTCCTGCTGGTACTGAGCATTCCATTGGAACGAGGGCATAGATGCTTTAGTTCTGAGCAGTGCTTCAAGGTCAAAGAACTCAGGCCACAAGGGTTTCTGAATCATCTCGCCTGTTTCTTCGTCGTCAATATCCAGAATAGCGGGGAACTCCACCACCTCATACTGATCGGCCCGCTCGTTCTGCCCCATATCTTTGGTCACACGCCCAGTCAGGTCATCCATGTGCCAACGTGTTTGTATGATAGCCACCCGACCACCGGGCATAAGACGAGTACGAGCACCGAATGTGAACCAATCGTATGCCTTAGAGAATGTCTCAAAGTTACCATTGATGACATCCTGTTCTGAGTGCGGGTCATCAACAAGCAGCAAGTCTGCTCCTCGACCTGCTATAGATGATCCAATACCACAGGCGTAGTACTCACCACCCGTGTTCGTGTTCCATCTGCCAGCCGACTTAGAGTCTACCGCCAGCCTCACAGTAGGGAATATCGCGGAATATTCCTCCGTTGCGATCATGTTCCGTACCTTTCGCCCGAAATCTACCGCTAAGTCGGTAGTGTGCGACACCATCATCACTTTCTTGTTTGGGTTTCGTCCCAGAAACCACGCTGGGTACATGATAGATACAAGATTAGACTTACCGTGACGCGGTGGTATGTTCACACATATCCTATCCTTGTCACCCTGCTCAATCGCCATGAGCATATCTGCCAGTAAGCGGTGGTGCTTACCCACGATGAAGTCCGACTGCATTCTCTTACAAAACTCTATCAGATCATCATACGCCGCGACGTTTAATCTGCGTTGCGCAAGCTCATCTACAATCTTATCGATCTCCGCGATCTCATCAGCGCTGTAGCTGTCTAAATTCTCCAGCATCTGCTGGACTTCTTCCTCTGTGAAGTCGAGAGCTACCTCAGTCATCGTACTCTTCGTCTTCTACGTCCTCTATATCCCCTAACGCCTCCTGTAGATCAAGAGTCTGGTTCTCAATGACCACTGCATCTTCTATTTCGACAGGCTCTACTAGCTTTTCCAACTTGGATCGTAGTTTTGCTCTTAAATCATCAGTGGATTGGTGGGTGACGGTGATCTCTGACTTCTCGGCGAACAGTCCTACGTCTGAAATCTTGCCCAGAAGCTCCAAAGCCCTCATTCTTATACGCGGATCTTGGTTTTCGGACTCAATTAATAACTTATTCGTCACCAAATGACGTATATGAACTGCATTTTCAGCAACTGAGTGCCCAAACTCCTGCAAAATGGCATCTGTCAACACCAAAGAGGCGGGTGTTAACTTAGAAATGTTCCTGTTGGTGGCTTTTTTGGATGTTTTAGCTGGATCCCCTGCATAAGACGTAGATAAAGCTGCTGCTATATTCTTATCTTCCTTGGTTGGCTCCAAATCTAAGCCGTGTTTTGCCAATTCTTGCGCTGTATTGCAGGCTGCTTCAGCTTTTTCTTTGAGGTCAGAAGAGTCCGTCCCCTCTAACATAGGAACACCTACTTCTGGTTTTAGCACTATAGCCATGTTTTCGCTGACCTTTGGTCGTTCTGCGGAATATACATAAAAAATAATTTTTTATAAACAGGTCTGGGACTCCAAAGGGGGGTGTTTCCATATATTAGGGGGGTGGGGGTCAAACTCAGAAAAAAACCGATTTATTTGAGTAAATTAGTAATATATAGCTCGACGTACAGATAGACAGCGTAGCGGGCCATAGGGGTAGGGTAGGTGTAAATTACACCTGTTTTCGGGCGATTCGGTTGATTTTTAAACATTTGGTAGTAACTTAGATCATGTAACGGCGAGCGCTGTTACCTAATGCCGCTTGGTGTTAGATCATTAATGTTACGGAGTGTCGAAATGACAAACGAAAACACTGCAATTGTGGAAGCAGTAAAACCCACTACAGACCGCGACTATGCAATTGCTAATTCCAATATGGCGTTTAGCTCAAGCATATTAGATCAAATGCGACAGGTCGGGATCGCTGGTGGATTGGCTGAAGGCGCAACACAATCTTTTAAGGATATGTGCATTGCCCAAGGTTATGCTTCTAGATCCATGATTGGCGCTAAAGGTTTAGGCGTAGAGCCAACATCGGTCGAAGGTCAGGCAGCAAATGCCCGATACCATGCTTTACTAGATGAAGCATATATCGGTCACGCTACTGCTGGTGCGCAACTAGATGCTAATGATATAAATCTCACAGGTAAAAAACGTGACGATTTCATTCAAGAGCAGGTAAACCAACTAGAACACAATCTAACCAAGCACAGAGCCAAGATTGCGCTGGGCACCAATGCTACCGCTACTGTTCAAGATCTACTGAGAAAGGCTAAGGACTCGGTTACCTATGCTCGCAACTGCATTCAAAAGCAGGAAGACATAGACGCTGGGATCGAAAAGCCTGTCAAGAAAGCATTAACTAGATGCGACAAGGCAGAGGCTACTAGGAAGCTATGGGTCGGATGGATTGGCGATCTGGATGATGCGGTATCTCAGACCGTAGGCGAGGAGCTGCTGGATAAGATTGACGAGGCTATCGAGGCTGGGGTGTTCGCAACACCAGAGAAGAAAGCCAAAAAGAAATCTTAACCCACCCAAAGGAGAGAGTCGAAAGGCTCTCTCTTTTTTTTCGCCTTCAATTTATTGAAGCCAGTTGAATTATCTGCGCTGCGCGGATTGCTTATCAGAACTGCGTTCCGATGCCAGTTGAAGAGATAGCGTTGCGGCAAAAGATTTAGGTGTAAGGTTACACCTGACCAATGTTCGCATAAATCGGTAATGTTCGCATAATGTTCGCATAATGTTCGTTTTTTAAAAGGGCAAAACGAACATTTGTTTTGTAGTATCTAATGGTATCTAGTGTANTCTACACTTACTTATTATTATATTATTAATACTTTTTTATAAAATATATATAATGTTCGTTTTTCCAGAAATGTATGGAAATTATTAGAGATTCTCTCTTCTTACGAACGCGGATTCTCATTCTCTCTCACACCCATAAATTCCCCTGTTTTTTCGAACATTAGAACATTCCTTTCTTATCAATGACTTGCACGCCCTCGTGTTAGAACATTATGGAACATTGTGGAACATTACAGAACAATACACTACCTACCACCATTCACTACGTACATACTTGATTTACCACGACTTGACATTAGCTGATAAATATGTTATAATAGTAGGGCGTTTCGACAGTTCAAAATTCGACATTGGAGGTGTTTCGTTTGAGACGGTACAAGATGTTACGCAGGGTTCCGCGCAAGCGCGTGTTCCGTGAGATGCAGGTGTGCCTTACACCTGTACAGGTTCGTATTGCCGATGAGAAAGCTATGTACCCATCGCATGATGCTGGTTCGCGGCCTATCAACGTCAGCCGAAACGAGAGCGGCGGTAAGTCAGGTGTAACGTACACCGTGGCTCCCGCTTACAACAAGGGCGCGTATCAGGTGATACCCGCGTCCGACATTCAACACATTGGGAAGTAAGTATGAACATAGAAAAGATATCAGGAGTGGTCGCAGTCCTATTGGGACTTATGACCTACATAGCATTGCTGGGTGTGGTGGAGGATATCACCGTACCCGTAAGCAATAGGCAAGGCATAACCTTTTGGATGTGTTTCGCCGCGACTGTGACGTTCACAGTCATTCACTTTCTTTGCAAATTGGAGAACCGTAAATGATAACTGAGTTTGGAAACTTAATAACCGAGGAGCCAGCAATGGACGAGCATGAAGAGTTGGAGAAGATCCAACAGGAAGAAATGAAACAGCGAGCTATACAGGCAGATCAGGCGCGTCTGGAGAAAGTTAGAGCTATTGCAAAACAACTATCGGACGCGAGTAAGTGGTTTGCGGAAAACAAAGCCCAAGATGCACTCACAAAGCAATTTGGTGTAACTCACACCTTCGAGGACAATCTGTACGACAGTAGTGACGAAACATTTGACAGTAAGCTGGACACAGCTACGCAGGCAGGTGTGTCGATACCTACCATGAAGTCTACATTTTCGTCAGCGCGATTGAGCATGGGTTGTTTTCAAACAACTAAGAAGGACGAAGAGTCTACGAGACAGCTAAAGGTGCAGAACCAGCTTGGTGCAGAGGCCGAAGTGTCTGGTGTGAAGAAGCTACTCGCCAACAGTCCAGAGTTCGATACTGTTAAATACTGGCAGGGTAGAGCAAGAACCGTTCATTACAAACTGTCCAAGCCGTGGGACGATGCGAAGAACCGAGTCATACCTACAGCCAAGCTTAATGTTTGGGTGAAGGCCATGAGCGAAATCCAGCAGAGTCACGATGAAGCTCTGGATAAGTTCTACGACAAGTATGACGAAGCGGTGCAGAACGACCAAGTCTTGTACCGTGGGCTGCATAACCCAGATGACTACCCCACCAAAGAAGCTCTCAAGACCAAGTTCTACTTCGACTATTCATTCGACCGGCTAGCGGACGATGAACGTACCTTGTTGTCGGACGAAGCGATTGAGGCTATGGATGAGTACTACCAGAACGAGCATGACGTTGTGCTCGCCAAAGAACGAGAGCAGTACCGTGGACGCATGACGCACCTAAAAGAAGAGGTGTGGAAATCAGTGCGCGACGGTCTCAAGAAAGTGCATAAGCAACGGTATCAGGACACTGACGCCGATGCGATACGCGAAGCGGTAGAGGTTCTTGAAACCTTTAACTACAACGACGATCCCGTCATGCGTCGTGTGCATGACTCCCTGACTAACCTATTTGATGACGAGTTCAACATGGACAAGCTCAGATACAACGAAGGGTATCGATCCGATGTACAGGATAAAACTACCGAGATCTTAAACTCACTACCGTCACTTGACTAACCATAAAGTTTTTAGGAGAACAACATGGCTTTAGCACATCTAAATTTGAATCTTGAACAGACAGCAGATCTTGTCACACACGTAGGGCCGAAGCGTACCGTATTGGTCGAAGGTCACATGGGCACCGGCAAGTCGTCGCTCTTGAGCATTATCGCCAATAATTTAAATGCAAAGAAGAAACCCGACGACGAGCCGTCAGACAGCACTACAGGTGTAAATTACACCACGAACTACACTGCGTTCTACTGCGACTGCACCACTAAAGATGTCGGTGACATCATGATCCCCGTAATATCTGAGGTGGATAAGTCTGGCAAGTTTGTCCGGTTTGTTACCAATGAAGAGCTAGGCGCTCATACCAACAAGCCTGTGATTATCATGCTGGACGAATTCGGCAAGTGTAATCGGGCGGTGCAGAATGCACTGCGGCGGCTGATGTTGGAACGCAAGATTGGGGCGTACACACTGCACGAGGACAGTATCGTATTTGCGACTACTAACCTCGGGGCAGAGAACGTGGGTGATGTGATGGAAGCGCACAAGCGTAACGCCATCATCTCGGTGCGGATGCAGAAGCCTACCGCTAAAGATTGGATCGTAAACTTCGGACTACCCAATGACCTGCATCCAGCAGTTCTAGGGTTTGCCAGAGAGTATCCACAGATTATGGACTCGTTTGAGGACGTAAGCCCGCAAGACAACCCTTACATCTTTCACCCGAAAGAATTAAGAACAGCGTTTGTCACACCCAGATCCCTGCACACAGCGTCGGACATACTCCAAACGTGCGAGGGCAACGTGGATAAGTTCACACTGCAAGCTGCACTCATGGGTGCTATCGGTGCCAGAGCGGGGGCAGATCTCATGGCGTTTGTCACGATGGTCGGGCAACTGCACTCCATCGAAGACATCAAGCGCGATCCAGAGGGTTTGGAAGTTCCTACTTCTGCTCCAGCAATCATCATGACTATCAGTAAAGTATTGGGTGCAATGGATTCACAGCTAATCAATCCGTGGATGAAGTACGTAAGACGTTTACCGAAAGAACCGCAAGCCATGTTCGCACGTAGCGCATTGAAAGATACCTACAAGCACAACCGCATCGTCACAAGATCCGAGGAGTTCTCTAGTTGGGTACGTGACAACGCAACGCTGTTCATGGGCGATAAGAGGTAGATATGAATAAGTGTCATCTTGACCACAAAGTGGCTACCGAGTTGGGACATGACTTCTTCAGAGTCCACAACGATACGTATGGCAACCCGCGCTACGTGATTCATTTCCTAGCGTTTGCCAGTGACTACGACGAAGCGTTCCTAATGGCTAAAGGTTTAGGTTTTAGGAGGTACAGGGGCAACGAATTTGGGGGTGGGTTTGTAAGACAGACTTATAACCTAGAGAGCGTTGCCCAACAAATAATTATAGCAAGGAAAAGTAAATGGTTACGTTATCAGTAAAAGCTCAAACAGAAGAGCAGAGATTGGATCGTGCAGCGTTCACGATCTTCTCTCACGAGAGGTATACAGAAATCGCAGGTACGTTGTTGGTCGGTGACAAGAGCATCGGTGATGACCTACCGACTGCGATGACTGATGGCCTAAACGAGAGGTACAGTAGAACGATGGTCAGTGAAATAACTGATCCCGAACTACGGTTCGTCATGCTCCACGAGAACCGTCACAAGATCTACAAGCACATGGATGTCTACGAGAACATCTGGGCAGAAGATCCTAAGCTGACGAATATGTCGTTGGACTTCGTTATCAATCTTGAGATATCTGACGAGAACAGGGACGGTTTCGCGACGATGCCCACTGGCAAGTATGCAGGTCTGTACGACGAGAAGTATCGTGGCATGACTGTAATACAGGTGTACGACTCACTTAAAAGTCAGGGCAAGGGCAGTAACGGTGGTTCTAGTAAACCTTCAACAGGAACAGAACAACCTCAGTCCGGGCCGGGCGAGAGTAATGGTTTTGATGAACACGATTTTGAAGGGGCTAAAGCTATAGACGAAGCTACCAAGGAAAGCGTGGGCACTGAGATCGACCAAGCGTTACGTCAGGGTGCAATCGCCGCTGGCAAGCTCGGATCGGGTGGGGCAATGGGTTCTATCGGGGAGTTGCTTGAGCCACAGATCGATTGGCTCGAAGCACTACGCGAGTTTGCTTATCAGACTTGTGCAGGTAAAGACTTCGGCACATGGGCGAAACCTAATCGCAGGTACATCGGCGCGGGCATCTATATGCCTAGCACGCTATCAGAAAAGGTTGAAGAGCTAGTCATAGCATCGGATACCTCTGGTTCGGTGTACCGCCACATCGACAAGTTCTTATCTGAGATCGTAGGCATCTGTAAATCTGTCAGGCCAGAGAAGGTTCGCCTTCTATATTGGGATACCGAGGTGGCAGGTGATGAATCCTACGAGATCGAGAGGATAGATGATCTTGTCAAGACCACTAAACCGAGAGGGGGCGGTGGCACAAGGGTGAGTTGCGTACCGACATATATGCGCGGTCAGGGCATTCGCCCTCAAGCGGTAATCGTTTTTACTGACGGTTATATCGACGGTAGATTGAATGGATGGGACTGTCCGGTTCTGTGGTGTGTGTTGAACAACAAAGGTTTCGACACCGACACAGGCAGGATCTTACACATTGATAACACAAAGATTTAAGGAGAAGACTGTGGTTCAAGCATTTAGTTTATACGAGCAAGCTAGAGTACAAGAGCTTGAGGAATACGAGGAGGATTTAAGCGTGACAAGAATCCATGACCTTGACCGGCTACCACAAGATGGTGTGAAGCGTGTTAGTTACAGGGCACATAACCTAGCGCATCATCTACGAGAGGTAATGCCTCACCTGCGGTTCAGCCGAAAAAGCAGTACGTCCCTGCACGTATATCACCCAGATGAGACATTCTCTCGTGGGTGGATTGGCTTTGACAATTACTATGATAAGGGGGGCGAGTCTAAGTTTGTTGTCAGGGCACCCAGCATTATGAACAATCGGTATGCTACTTACTCTCAACAGCACCACATGGCTATGTCTAAGAATGTAAATACTCTTTTACGTCAGTGTAAAGCACACCTAGTTCGCGTAACTACCGATCAGGTCAACAGCTACTACTTTCATGACTTTAAGAATGGTATAGACAACAGCAATGCAGAACTAAAAGCCACCGTTAAAAAGCTTCAAAGTGATCTTGGTGTTAACACCTACGGTGCTGCTGGTGATGCTTTGCTGATTGAGTTGGAATCGTTGAGGAATGCAGGGCATGAGTTCTCAGTGCCAAGCATTAACAAAACGCTAGATGAGCTTAAGGAAGCTAGGGAGTTCAATAAAGATTCAACAGTATCTAGTAGAGGTGCGTTGGTCTGGCAGGACGGTAAAAAGATACGTGCAGTTGATGTTGAAACCTATGACACAAGTAGATGGAAAAGCATTGTGGGGAAGGAACAGGTGTACCCTACACAGGATGATATACCTGCCCATATTCTGGATAAACTGTTCCAACTACAGATAGCAGAAAAAGGTAAGTTTTTACCTGATGTGGGGCTTCGTTGCTCTGAAGATGTTAGTTATGTCCAAGCCAGCGTTGAATGACGCGGAATACTATATATACGTAGATTTTGATACAGGACGTATCAATTTACGATGTATTGGTATGAGTTGTGTTGACATGGTAGTTGATGGGTATTATGCTTCGGTGGACGAATTACCAAAAGACATAGGCGACAAGTTGCTGATGTTGATGGTTGTCGAAAGCCGAACCGTGAACTACATAGAAGGTGTAGGCAGGCGTTACGATGACAACAAGTTTATCGTTGAAGGTTGAACGAATGGTAAGTGGGTGACACTAGTAGTCGGGCAGGTAGTGATGTCCGACTCTCCGGTCTCTAAGTATTAGAGATTTAAAGAAAGGGCGCGATGCCGATCAACCCACGGGGGTTAGATCATGGCCTCTTCATACTGATCTAATCGCGTCGATCACTACAGATTTTGGGGTATGACTCTCTAGTGATGGGGAGTCTCAACCGGATGCTTGGACGAGGCTAGCCCTCGTACCCTGCCCCCCACTTTGAAATCAGGTGTAATTTACACCTGATTTTGATACC